TGCCGACCGCAAGGGCAAGTATCAGAGCCAGAAGGGGATTGTGCTGCCCAAAGTATAAGGGAAAAAGGAAGGAAGGAAGATATGGATGACGGGACGCAATCAGAGGCATCAGTGAAGCAAGCTCTCTTGAATGCTTACAGAGGGGTGCTCAAAGATGCCTACCCCGATTGGATGGATGGCTTGGCAGGACCAGAGGGAAACGTAGTCATGGAAGCGCTAGCTAAGACGCCCTCAGAACGCACGCCGTCGGAGACGGCGATTGTGTATTTCGTTGGGTTGCTGCCTGGCGGGGAAAAGCTGGTACGCAGCGTCAATCGTCTGTGGGGGCGCATCAAGGAGATTGAATGACTGAGGTCTTTTTTGTGCGACCGGTTGACGGGGTTGCATCGCGCAATACTATCACGGTGTTGGATAGCGAGCAGCACCGTGATTTGATTTCGATCATGTTGGAGCAGGGCTGGCAGGAGATTAGCCATGCCAACTACAAGCGGTACATTGAGGGTGACAGCGAGCGAGAGACGCAATTTAATATTCTCTTGAGCACATTCGCCAACGTGCAGTGGGTGCTTTCGCTGACCGATGATGAGTGTGATCTCGTATTAGAGATTATGCAGGCATTCAATGGAAACAATCAGAGAATGCTAGAAAAATTGGAGGCAAAGTTTTGGGAGTTGTTTGGCCTTGAGGATTGATGTATGAATACGGTGTCTGAGTTTTTGGCGCACGCCATGAACCTCCCGGAATTATCCAAGCCTGCTATCGAAACGTTGGATGGCATCCATTTTTGCGCGCTCACTGGCGCGCCAATAGACAGGGGCTATTCGGTTGGTAGACTAATAACAGCTAAGACGGGCGACACGCTCGGCTTGATGAGTGGGAATATCGCGAATGGCTATCTCTCCCCGACCGCCGCTAGGTGCTTCAAGGGCATCCGAAACGTGGGCGGCATTCTGGTATTTGAGGACGGCACATTCCACAAGCCGCTCATCTCACGCGCCAGCGCGTCCAAAAAAGAGGACCGCCCATGCTGGTCTGATCTGGTCCGTGATATTTGGCCGCACCGTGCAGGCGAGCGAATGGTCTGCATCTTATCTACGGACCCTAAGAAGCGCACCTGGACGCGCGCGTTCGTGACCACGTTGGGGAAAACCACGAGTGTCTATCTCTATGACACGTCACGTTTTTTGAAGACAAACGTGACGGTTGACTGGTCAGAGATGCTGCGCACCCTGGCGTTTTTTGAGGAAGTATACACGGCGGGGTTTTCGAAGCGCGATATTGAGACCTGTCTTGCCGAAAACTATCGGTTGTTTCTGGATTTGGAACAGGCCCCCGAATGGGAGGCGCACCTGGCGGTGCTTAGAGGCACGCCAGAGTTTAAATTCGTTTCGATTATCGCTCAAAAAGGAGCCAAAAAATGAGGTCGATTTTTACTTTGACGGCGGAAACGCCAATTAGCCACCATGACCCGACCGGTTCGAATGCATCGAACACGTTGACATTCAATCGTCGGCGGCAGTTTGTTCCCCTCGACGGCACCGACGAAAGCATTGACCAATCTGAGGTTGATGCATTCGTCGGTGCTCATCCGGTTCCCCCGACAGTTCACAGGATCATCACGCGCAGCGCGAGCTTCGCCGAATTTGTTGCATGTGCATTCATGCGCGTGCTTATCAACGTCCACGGACGCGGCGAAGGTCAAGGGCTGTTTTCCGGCACGGAGAGGTATACCATGCTGGAGAACAGGCTGAAGAACTCTGGTATTCGGTCACATTCCCTGCGTCAGGTCTGGGACAATTTGACTGAAGACTTAATGACCGACATGCACCATGAAGCAGCCGATCTCGCATTGTTGGAATTCTTCGCCTTGCCGATGCCAATTCAGCGCGCGGCGATTTCCGCCATGACGCAGAGCAATCGGACGGTGATTACAATCGCGCGCGCGTGGAACGAGGCTGCGAAGCGCTACAATGAAGGATACTCGAAGGCTCTTGGGCAAGAGCCGCTTTTTGATGACCGCGCGCTGGTGGCGTTCGACGCGGAGAAAATAGATATGGCGGCAGATAAAATTGTGGCGGAAGTGCCCGCGGTTTCCGCCAATACTATTCGCCGTCAACTGTTCAGGCGACCCTCGTGGTCGCATCTATGCGATATGCTGGATATCTCGCTTGGAGAGACTAAGATACTAGTGGGGTCCGAGGCCATCTTTGAAAACGGGGGCAGTATCAAGTCCGGTGCGAGCCAACCAACAAACTCGTACTACCTGGCGCAGGTAATGCGCGATACGTTCCCTACTCTAGACCTGTTGGGCGGTGTCGCCAACTCGTTTGACATCGGAGAGAGTAGATTGAAAGTTTTTGACTGGATAGTCTGTCGAGAAAATGCCGAGACGCTGCGAGCGCTTGGCATTGAGTCTGAGCAGATGCAAGTCAGCGTGTTTGACATGCTGGATTTTGTCACGCACACGCGCCAGAGCACGCGCCAGGGCGACGGCCAAATGATCTATAATTTCGAGACGCTGATCCCAGGCACACAGTTCGCGGTATTGGCGTTGATGGACCCGTTCACACCCCCGCTCACCGCGGGCGCGTTCCATGCAGCGTTGCTGGAATACCAGCGGTCGCTGCATTTCGTGGGTGGGCAATCCGCGCGTGGGTTTGGGTTCGTCTCACTAGATGCCGAGGCAGATGAGGAGCTCGCTGGTCAGTACGATCAATATTTGGTCGAAAACAAAGACCGGCTCCGTGAGGCGATTCTCACCGGTACGCTCGGCTGCGATACGGTGGTAGTGTCATGATCGTTTTGCCGCAATTCGAGGAGTTGACTCAACGATATGCGGAAATGGAGCATGAGCCGTTGACGGTGACGGCTCATCTCCTGCCCAATTCCACCATTGTCAACTATCACAATCTTAATCTTGACGCGCTGCTCGCGTGGGGCGTCGTTCGGATTTCCATGAACGGATTGGGGTTGGAGACATCAACGGAACCGTATTGGCAGCCCGTGCCGCTGGAGATGTACTGGGAGGAAGAAACCGGACTGCCACTGTGGTGCTCCTCTGCGTTCGTGCCGGTCGGCGATTCATGTGAAGACATATTGGTGCATCACAAGTACACTGGTGTGCAGTTTTCACGAACAAAGCAGGTGCGAACGACCGTGGGCCGCTGGCAATCCAGGCAAAAGGCCTTTCCGGTTTGTGTCTGCGATGCGCTTGAGGCACGGTGCATTGGCAATAAGTCTGAGATCGAGCATCTCTTGTCGTTCGTCGAAGTCATCGGCAAGCGGCGGGGTGGGGGGGCTGGCGCGGTGGTAGCGCGCTGGCAAGTCGAATCGGCGGCATGGGACCGAGAGGATATTTTCGTGCACGATGGCAAGTTCGCCCGACCGGTCCCGGCAGGATGCGGGATTGTGGGCGCTGGTGAGCCGTCGCCGCTGGGATGGACGCCGCCGTATTGGTTGCCGAGCGGGTTTAGGCCAGGCTGGCCCGCTGGGACTGAGAGGCAAGTATGATTTTATCAATAGACGGGATCGGCTCAGTATTTGCGGCGATGCCCTCTCTTGTTGCGCGTGACCACGAACGCGCGCAAACGCTGCTTAGTGCGCGACGATGTGGTCTTGATTTCGATGTGTACATGAGCGCGGATGATATTCATGGCATAGCCGATGTCATCGAAAAGCAAAATCAAATATTCATGGACGCGACGCAGCACGACTTGAATTGGGTGTTGTATTTTGAGGATGATCTGGAGATCAATTGCGTGGTCTCCGCACGGAAAGCCACACCGGAGTATTAGCTATGCTGAGCCGTAATGACGCCGCCGAAATACACGCGACGACTCGAACGTTTGAGCGGCGGCTGGAATCTGCTCGTGAGGTTATAGCGCGTGCGCATGAGGTGCGCGCGCTGCCCATCGTTGCGCTGTCGGGCGGCAAGGACAGCACGGTTGTACTGGACCTGGTGCGTGAGATTGCAAGCGATATCCCGGCAGTCTGGTCAGATGATGTCTATTATCTGCCAGAAACCGGCGAGTACGTCGAGCGACTGAAGCGGTCTGTGAATGTTCACCATATTCGGACCAATGCGCAACATACGCCGTGGTTCAAAGTCGAGGGCCAGGATTGGGACGATATTGACCACTACGTCAAGAAGCAGTTTGGCGCGGGCATGACCTTCCTGGGCTTGCGCAAGGAAGAAAGCGCCGCGCGTAGAATATGGCTGTGCAAGTTCGGCCCGTTGCACTTCGCCGTTTCGCGCGATATGTGGGTGTGCAACCCAATTTGGAATTGGTCTTGGCGCGATGTATGGGCATACATCGTGTCGAGGGGCCTGGACTACAACCGTGCGTATGACCGGCTTGAGGCGTTGGGCATTCAACCGGAGCACCAGCGCATTGGGCCGTTTGCGGTTGAGCGCGTGCTATGGACCGGACAACTATCGTTGCTCAAGCGGGGTTGGCCGGAGGAGTTTGCACGGTTTGCGCGCGATTTCCCGGAGGCGAACACCTATGTTTGAAAGAAGGGATATGTGAGCATGAGCAACTTGTTTGATGATCTGTTTGAAATCGATATCGGCAGCGAAGACAGCGAGACCGCCAGGGCATATATGGGCGGCACATGCGAGATGTCATTTAACGGCGCAGACATCACCGGCGATATTGGACGGACGAAGACGAAGGCATATCTGATTGTGCCGCTGCCAGGCCTGCGCTCGCGTGCATGGCGCTTCCTCGGCTGGCTGTTCAAGCGGGCAGGGTGGACCATGCGCGGGCTGGGTAAATTCGTCGGTACCTTCGATGGCGAAGCGTTCGTCACGAGAACAGACGGCAACTTCAACGGATTTGGCGCGATGCGCGCCGAACCAGTTACAGAGGAAGATGCCGTGGAATGGTGGAAAAAATATGAGCGACGCTCACGGTGACACAAATGCGGTTCCCAGCGACGTGACTGAGGATTGGCAGCTTATTATCAATCCGCATCCGCACGGGTGGGTATGCCCATGCTGTGCTCGCGTGTTTTCGCCGTATATTGACGAATGCCCATATTGCAATGCAAAGATGCGATACTGTCCAACACCAGCGTGGGGCAGCGCCATTATTCAGGATAACAAATGACCGAACAAACCTGGCAGCCACTTTCCAAACTCACGCGCCTACCGCGTAACGCGAAAGCGCACGATCTCGGCGCGGTGCATACGTCGATTGATGCGTTCGGGTTCATTGATGCCATCACCATCAATCGCACGACCGGTCGCATCATTGGCGGGCATGGGCGTGTGGATGCGCTGCAACAGCAAAAGGCACGCGGCAAGTCTGCACCACGCGGCATTCGCGAGCAGGGCGGGGAGTGGTTGGTCCCTGCGCTCATGGTGGATATTCCTGCCGAGCAGGAGGAGGCGGCGGCGATTGCGCTGAACCGGTCGGGTGAGCGCGGCGGGTGGGATGATACCACGCTGGCGGCAGTGTTGGCCGACCTCGCGGCGAGCAACGAGGAAATGTTGCATGCGACCGGGTTTGATGGCGACGATTTGGACGCGCTGCTCGCCGAGCTTGGCAGTGGCGCGGGGAACGACGCCGAAGACCCCGGCGCACAAATGGACCGGGCAGAGGAACTGAACGAAAAGTGGGAGGTACAGCCGGGCGACCTGTGGGAAATACCCAGCCAGGCGACGCCGGGAAAAGCGCACCGCATTTTGTGCGGGGATAGCACGAAGGTGGAAGATGTCGAGCGGCTGATGGGGGGGGAGAGGGCCGACGCGGTGGTTACTGACCCGCCGTATGGGGTAAATCATGATACGGATTACACTCGTTTTTCTGGCGGGTTTAGTGATTCGCGCAATTTTGGCGAGCGAATTCATGGAGATGATTTACCATTTGACCCATCATACTTACTTGATTACCCATATGTTATTTTGTGGGGGGCAAATGCATATAGCGACAAGTTGCCATGTGGGTCGTGGTTGGTTTGGGATAAGCGAAACAATGGGCAAGAAAAAATATTGAGCGATGGTGAGGTTGCTTGGCTTAATCGCGGGCACGGCGTCTATATATTTAATCACGCATGGAATGGCTTTATTAGAGATAGTGAGCGCGGTAAGACAATGCATCCGACACAAAAACCTATCGCTTTATTTGAGTGGTGTCTAAGCCATGCAAAGGATACCCAACTCATCTTTGATCCTTTTTCTGGCAGCGCGCCAGTGACAGTCGCCGCCGAACGCACCGGTCGCATCTGTTACGGCATGGAGATAGAACCAAAGTACGTCGCCGTCGCCTTAGAGCGCCTGTCCGGGCTGGGCCTGGAGCCGCGCAAAGTGGACAAAGTTAACGGAGTTAACAGTTAGAAAAATGGCAATTACAGCAAAGCAAGCAATTGACGCGGTAAACGGAAGCGGCGGGTATATTTCTGTGATTGCCGGTCGCCTGGGCTGTAGCCGAACACACGTCTACAATCTGCGTAAGAAATTCGCGACGTTCGCTGAAGCACTGGAAGACGAGCGCGAGCGCCAGAAGGATTTCGCCGAAGGCAAGCTTCAGGAACAAATCAAATGCGGCAACATGAGCGCGATTAAATTCTACCTAACGACGCAAGCACCGGAACGCGGGTACGTAAAGCGGCAGCAAGTGCAGCAACTCAACATTGACATGACGCAGCTCACAGACGAGCAGCTTATTCGCATTGCCGCAGGTGAAGACGTGACGGCGGTATTGGCGTCGGTATTGGCGTCGGAGTAACCTATGGTCGGGAACTATGAGCTACCCCCGCGTGAGGCCGCGCTGCTATGTGCGGCGTTTGCGTGTGGTGGGCTTTCGGTCGATACGCAGCAGTTGGCAAAGCGGTGGCTGCGGTCAGTTGAGCAACCGGTGCGCGTGGTGGGGACTGTGCCGAGCACCTTGCCGCGTGATGTGCAGGTGCTGTTGCATGAGTGGCTAGAGCGAGAGCTTATCACACCCTGGTACCGTTTTTGCCCTGCGTGCGACTGTGGCGAGTATCTCACGCTGTCGCAGGCTGACATCCGTGAGTTTCAGGCGTTCTTGGAACGAGACGCACCTATCGGAGGATTTTAATCATGAGCCTTACGGCATTTTCGCGTGCAGTGCAAAAGCTTTGGGAGCGGTGGTTGAGCGGTGGCGAGCTTGACCCCGCGCCGCTTGTGCGTACCACAGATTCAGCCGACATTGCCGCCATCAAGACCGAGACTGACAAAATTGATGACATCAAGACCGAGACCGACAAAATTGCCGCCGTCAAGACCGAGACCGACAAAATTGATGATGCAGCCACTGATGGTTTGTCGGGTACTCAAAATAGTCTGGCGTATCGTATCGACGAAATTGAAACGCATCTGCATCATCGAGAGCGCTGGTTTGGCAAGTCGGCAGACCAGAGCGGCGATAATTGGGCTGCCGATACGCTCACGCCATATCAAGCGATTAGCGGCAACAATGACTATGGTAGCGATGCCAATGATGAGGCGAAGGTGCTGGGCAGCGATGACACGCCGGTAATCACCGGCAGTCAATTCTATGATGTGCATCGTATTTTGATTGTAGATGCTAGCTCCGATGATGTGTACAAATTGCGCTTTGCTTTTGGTACCAGCACATTGGCGGCGGCGGTGGCGGCCGGTGATACTACTGAAATCATGATTAAATTCGATTCTATATCCAATGTGGAAGCGGATTTCCCATTTGACCTTGCAATGCCGCGTGTGCCTGCTGGATACAAACTTTGGTGCCAGGTATGGAACGCAACTGATAATGCGACCGTTGATTTTTTCATTGGTCTGCATGAGTACGAAGGGTAATCATGGGAACGACCATAGCACTACAAGCGCGCGCTGCGCTTGAATTACGCCGCCGACAGGGTGCACTTGCGGTCCCTGCGCAGTGTGACCGGTATGGATTTCGCGGCGATAATTTGCGCGCATTGAATGACCATACGAGCGCGGCGCTGCTGTTGGCCGGGCCTGCGGGCACTGGCAAAACTGTCACGCTGCTGACCAAAGTGCATCGAGCGCTTGTGGCGAACCCTGGCGCGCGTGTGCTTATGGTGCGAAAAACGCGCGCGTCCTTGTCTGAGACCGCAGCGCAAATTTACGAGGACCATGTGCTGGGGACCACCAACAATATTCATCATGGCGGTGCCCAGCGCAGCCATCGGCAGTTTTACGAGTATCCCAATCGGAGCCGGTTGGTGATGGGGGGATTGGACAAACCTACCCGGATATTGAGCGCGGAATACGACATGATCTATATCCCCGAAGCCACGGAGGTCAGCGCGCACGATGTGGAAATACTGCGTACACGGCTTCGCGCGGGGACGGTGGCGCAGGAACAACTCATCATGGACTGCAATCCAGCGCACCCCACGCACTGGCTGAAAAAGGCCGCCGATGCGCAAGAGATTGCATTTTACCAAAGCCGCCATGAAGACAACCCGGTTTTATTTGACGCCAACGGCGATTTAACCGACCGAGGCGCGCGGTACATGGCGACGTTGGATGCGCTCACCGGAGTGCTGCATAAGCGGCTGCGGTTGGGCATGTGGGTGCAGCACGAAGGTGCAATTTACGACAATTTCAGTCAGCACAACATCACCGAGGAAGCCGAGTATGATCCGGCGAAGGGGGCGATTTATTGGGGCTGTGATGATGGGTACGCGCGCGGTGCTGGACCAGGGTCGGCGTCGTATCACGCGCGTGTGGTGTTACTGGCGCAGATGAATAGTTTGGGCGGCTTTGATATCTTCGCACAGGACTATGCAACCGGCGAGGTGCATGACGCCACGCTTGACCGTCTCTTGGGTCGCGCCGACGACCCGGCAGATTCGGGGTACGGGTATCCACCGCCACAGGTGGCATATATTGACCAGAGCGCGCCATATTTTCGTGAGGCGCTTTGGAAGCGTGGCATCACCACAATCAAAGGCAATGACTCAGCGCGGTATAATGTAAGCAATGGTATTCGCAATGTGCGTAGACTGATTTGCAATGGGGATGGGGTGCGTTTGCTGCGCATTCACCCACGTTGCGCGCATGGCGAGACGAGCTTGATTGCCGAGCTACAAAGCTACAGCTATGATCCGGCAAGTCGTCAGTCGTCAGCGGGCGAACCGAAGCCGTTGAAGGTCGATGACCACGGGCCAGATGCGTTGCGGTATTTGAGCCGCCACATCTGGCACACAGGGTAGAACTATGAACCGACATTTGACCGTAGAGCCAATCATTCAGACTGTCGATACATTCCCTGATGCACGCAAAGGCGAGGGGGGAGTCGGCCAGCTAGCGGCGCTGTTCACCATGCGCGGTGAGATTCTGCCGCCGTGGGGCACGCGCGCACGGCTGCGCAAGTTGCGTGAATATTATTTTCATCCCCGGTCCTTTATGTTGCAGGGGGTGTTCAACGGCCTATGCAAAAAATGGGGGAGCGCACCGTGGGAGGTGACTGGCCCCGGTAATGTAGCGCGATGGCAAACCGTGCTCGCCGAGGCAGACTATGGACATGGTTGGGGTGATTTTGTGCAGGTTGCTGGCACCAATTATCTACGGTATGACGTGGGCGCATGGGTGCAGGTGATTGGTCCTGGGCCGTGTGATTGGCCGATTCTGGGTACAGTGACCGGGATCGCCAATCTGGACCCGATGCGCTGCTACCCGACCGGCGATCCGCTGTACCCGTTGGTGTACTATACACGAGATAATGAAGAAACTTTGTTTCATCATTCGCGTGTCTTCCAGCTTGTGGACATGCCCGACGGCTCGCAATCATTCCCGTCGTGGGGGTTGTGTGCAGAATCGCGCGCTATTGCGATTGCGTACCGGCAAATTCTGATGGACCGCTACACATCGGCGTCGCTTGATGACCGACCCAAGCCCGGCATCATGACGGTGACCGGTATGACCGAGATGCAATGGCACGAGGTCAAGGCGAAATATTTGGAGATGCTGCGCAGCGATGACCCCGATGTGTTCGGCCAAACCATGACATTATTCGCGCTTGCGCCGGATGTTGGCCTTGAGGTCAATGTGACCGACTTTAGCGCACCGCCTGAGAAGTTCGATTACTCACAGTATGTTGAAGTTGACGCCAAGACGATGGCGCTTGCGGTGGGGGTAGACCCGCAGGATATCTACCCATTATCGAGCGGCAATCTTGGCACGGGCACGCAGACCGAGATTTTATCTGCGATGGCACGCGGCAAAACCTTCGCTGATTTCGTGGCGCGCCTAACCCGTGCACTTAATTTCTATGTACTGCCCAACGAATATGAATTTGAAATCAAATTCCAAGACGATCAATCGGACCAGGTGCGAGCGCAGATTGCTGCCACCAATGCGCAGACTGTGCAGACCGTGGTAAATGCCGCGAATATCGCAGGAGAAGCGCTGCCGTCTGAGGCGATTGTGCGCTACCTGGTGCAGGTTGACCCGGTTTGGGCGGATGTATTCACAAATCCCGACGGCACTATCCGCAGCCTCACGGACCGTGATCCCAAGCGAACAGAGGCAATAGCGGACGATACGACTGAGCAAGAGGATGTCGAGGGTGCGCCGGACGGCGAGGAAGTCTCGCCACAGGTACCTGAGGAGATTTCGGATGATGCACCGGAAGCAGTGATTGTAGACGACATTACCGCTGCCGAGCCAATTGAGGAATTGCAACAGCAGCCGCTCGCTGGCGCACAGATGCAGCAAGTGCGCGGGATTTTGGCAGAAGTCACGCAAGGCATTATTGCACCAGGTGCCGCGATTAAATTGCTGATTTCGCTGGGTTATGATTTGGCGCGCGCGCGCCGGATCGTGGAAGCGCAGATTGAAAATGCTCCAGAGACGCCAGCGCCGATGGTGGAAGCCGAGCAAAAGTGTGCGCACGAGACGATGCTTACCAATCTTCGAGCCATCGCTTATTGTCCCTCGTGGCTTGGCGAATCTGCAATCAAGGAGTGGCAGCAAACGCGGTCTGAGTTTATTCAATCATTCACACGTGTGCTGTCACGACCCGCGCGTGGCGTGCGTGCGTTCGCCACCATGCGGCGGCAAATGCGCCAAGTCCTGCGACGGCTGGGCGAGATGGCGTACACCGACGGATTGGTGGAAGGGGGAATAGCCGCCGACGAGATCACGCCCGAAGACCGCGAAGCAGTCTTGACGTGGGTGCGAGAGCAAGAGCAATTTATTGACCGCACCTCGAACGAGATTTTCAGGCAAGAGCAGTTGCCGACCGCGCAAGCCGAGATGCGCGCCGAACTGTGGGCCAACAAAAGCTTGCGGTCAATCTACCAGGCCGGACGCGCCAGCGCTGACCGCAATGGGATGTACAAATGGCGGCTTGGTGCGACCGAGCAGCACTGTACCACATGCATGGGGCTGAACGGCCAGGTGCACCGTATGGACACCTGGACAAAAGCCGGGCTGCTTCCCGGCGTCGATAAATTGGAATGCAAGGGCTACAACTGTGATTGCGAACTGGAGCGCACCAACGAACGCGCGCGCGGCAGCTTGACCGCATACAAAAATGCAGTATGTGAATGCGAAATGCACTAGGAGGCATCATGATTTTGATTAATGGCATACCAAAAACCGGCACACAGTTGACGAAGTATCTCACGGTGAATGTGCTGGGATACGAAGGGCGCACCGCATATATCGGCGGATTGCTGGAAGCGGGCACGGCAAAGGCGCGGGTAGAGAAGTTGAACCAAGCGCTGAATGATCCAATGTACGGCATGTACACTTGCCATTGCCCGCACAGTGCGACTGTGGCGCGTTGGTTGAAGCGCAAAAAGATTAAGTGTGTGCATGTGATGCGTGACCCGCGTGACCAGGTGGTTAGTTATTTCTATTGGATACGCAGCAGCAACCGCAATCCATACCACGCACTTTTTGCCAACCTGAGCGACGCTGAAGCGCTTGAGGCGATGATCGTGGGTGTGGGCGAAGGACAGGAAAAGCCACGCATGGAACCCAATGCGGCGTTTCCATCGCTGCGGATAATGTATGAGATGTTCGCTTCGTGGCGCGACGAAGCGGGTGTATTCACTATTCGCTATGAGGATATCGTGGGGCCGCGCGGCCATGCGCTGAATGTTGTGGGGCAATTGGCAACCTACTTGGATGTAGACACGTGGGAGCCAAAGGCGTTGCAAGATGCGCTTGACGTGCATGGTGTCACCTACCGGCGCGGGGTAGTGGGGGGTTGGAAAGATGACTTTGACGACCGCCACCGCCGCGCCTATGACCGCGTGATGGGTAATCTAGCGTATGCGCTGGGGTATGGATGGCAATGAGCTACAGCGATATTGATGTACAGTATGTGAGCGATGATGTGCCCTCTTGGATGCGCGAATGGCTGAAGGTGAAGCGTAATGCGCTGCTTGCTGAACTGCGTGCCATCGAGGAACTTTTGGGGATGGACCGCACATTGACCGCGCGTGAGGTGAGAAAGCTTTACGCTCCGAACGCGCGCACGCTTGACTAAATTTAGTCAACGTGATAGAATGGCGCTAACATAGCAGACTAATTTGTGGGTCTATATCAGGCGAACGACGGAAAACCGAAGAACGCCGCACTCTTAGATAGAGTGCGGCGTTTATTTTTTTGAGGACATTGTGCCATACACCATTGTTAGACGAGATGAGCAGTATTGTGTAGCAAAGCGGCGGCCCACCGGCAGGCCGGGCGCATTGGTACCGGGGGGTTGCCATGCGACTCGAACTGAGGCACTGCAACATCTGGCAGCGCTGGAAAGGGCAACTGCCGACGAAAAACAGGCCAAATATGACCACATTGATTTCGCACCTTCGGAGTCGATGCGAGAGGAAGCGCAGCGAGGGTTGGACTGGCGGCGTGAGTTTGGACGCGGCGGCACTGAGGTGGGCATTGCGCGCGCGCGCGATATCGCCAACGGTCGCACACTTTCGCCCGATACGGTGCGGCGCATGTTTTCGTTTTTCGCTCGACATGAGGACAATAAAACTGCAACCGGCTTTAGCCCTGGCGAGGATGGGTATCCGTCCAATGGGCGTATTGCCTGGGCGTTGTGGGGAGGTGATCCAGGGTTCGCATGGGCGCGCGCGCGTGTTGAGCAAATGGATGCTGCCGACCGAGACGAAAGCAGCAAGGCGGCACAACCTCGAAGAATGTTTCTGGTCACATCAAACGGGTATTGTGACCGAGACGGCGAGACTATTACCACGGCGGCGTTGCGCTCGTATGTCGAGAGCCAATGGCGCGGTGGCGAGTGGCACGGCGACAACTTCTTGTTGTTCGTCCACAAGGGCGCGCCGATTGGCAAGATCGTTTTTGCTGAAATGGCCGGCCCGTTCCTCGTGGAGATCGCTGAAGAACTGCAAACCCCATACGCCAAGCGGCGGTGGGATTACATCGCCTCACGCAGCGACATGCTCTGGGGCGCATCGCACGGCTTTGATTATGAGAAGCAACAAAAGGATGGTAGTACATACCATCAGATTGAAAAATTCGAGACAACTGTATTGCCGCTGTCGATGGCGGCGAACGTGTTGACAATAGCAGGAGTGATAACCGAAATGAATGGATTGCGAAAATTGCTGTTCAAGCAGCAAACGGGTATGGATGACGAGCAGGTAGAGCAACTCACCAACGCATTTAATGTAGTGGCTGAGGCGCTCGGCACGCTGGGCATTGAATACAAACAGATGGGCGAAAACGCCGACGGCGAGAATGCCGACCGCGACATGAAGCAGCTTGACGTGGATGAGGTTGCGGCGGTGATTGCGGAGGGGATGGCGGCAGAGATGGCTGAAGATGCCCCCGACAATCTCGTAGATATGGCGCGGATGGTTGCAGCGCAAATCGTGGAGATGGTCAATGCGATGATCGAAGGTGAAGCTGCGGAAATGGCAGCGGATTACATCACGTCGCCGTCACCAGATGAGAAGGCGCTTGCGATGGAACAACGCCAAAAAGAGATCGAGCAGCGCGAAAAGATGACCTCGCTTTTGGACCAGCTTATCAATGACACGGTTGACGATGCTGTCGCCATCGAGTCGCTGACCGAGAGCTACAAAGCGCTCGAACCGATGGCAGACCAATTGCTCGCCGTGATGAATGCGGTGCATGGGCTAGCCGAGGATGTGAAGCGTATCAAGGCGCAGTTGAAACTTGCGCCGCGCGAAAGCCAGGCTGCGATTGAGCGTCTGGCCGAAGCGATGCAGAGCGGCGGCGCGGCGCAGGCGCTTGAGACCGCGCAAAAAGTGATGGAAAACGATGGCTATGAAACCGACCCCGTGCTTGGGCTGCGATTGAAACCGCAGGCGCGCGGGTAATAGAGAGGGCGAATCATGACGAATCCAGCAGTACAAATGACAGATGAGCAACTTCAACGATTGCTCGAAACGGTAACGAAAAACACCCCGGCGAGCACGACCTTGCCGGGCGGTGGGCAGTTGCATGGCCCGCTCCAGGATGGCAGCGGCAACTATGGCGTGCTGAGCGGCGCGGGCGTGCGGCCTGGAATGTGGTCAGCAATGACCCGTCCGCGCTCGTTCGCGCGGGCGTTGGGTGCGCCGATGCGCAGCCGAAACAGCAATGAGCTTGTGGAGATTCAGACCGGCGTCACGGCAGGCAGTGGCACAAACGCCACCGGCTTTTGTGACGACCCGCCAGATGTCACCGGCGACATGAAAGTATGCCGCCAGAACATCACGTTCGGGAAATACTATGGCAGCACGAAACTCAAGGCTTTACCGGAGATCGGGCTTCGACGCGATTATGCCGACCTGCCTCGCGAGTTTCTCAACAACATTGGACGCCAAGAGGACAACCCGCTCTACCCCGACCTTCTATATCGCCTAGACGATACCGAATCGGTGCTGAAGTATAACCTCTGGCTGTTCGGTCAATCCGTGGAACTGGCGACCGAACGTGTGTTGGTGCAGGGCAATGCTGCACTGGCGAGCACTAATACGCAACTAGGTTGGACGGCTGAGTTCAACGGCCTCGACTTGCTCATCAAGACCGGGTACACCGACTCGGTAACCGGTACCGCTTGTGCGGCATTGAACAGCTATGTACTTGATTTCGGCGCTGCGCTCGGCAGCACCATCACCGGCGAGAGTGAGGCGCGCTATATCCAAGACGCAATCACCGACATGATCTATGCGCTGAACACCCGCGCCGAAGATGTGATGATTAACGACTTCCAACTGATGGTGGTCATGCGCAAAGAGTTTTTCAGGCGTTTGACGGATTATATCGCGTGCAACTATGCAGTATCGCGGTGCAATCCAGTCGGTGGCTCTACTTCATTGGACCTGAATGCGAGCGACTATATCGCGCTCCGGGATGGGATGCGACGCGGGCAATATATCCTTGTGGATGGCGTCGAATATCCCGTTGTCTTCAGCACCGGGATTGACCTGGAAGGAACCGCAGCCGACACCTTCCGCACGGACATGTATGCGGTACCAATGCGCGGGAACGGCTTGCCGCTCACGTGGATTGAATACTTGCCGATGGACAATGAGTATGCGGTGGAGTATGCGGGCTTCCCCACCGAAGGTACGTCGCCATACACGGCCATCAACAATGGCCTGTGGGCAGCCTCGGCAGAGGAGACGGCATTCTGCAAAGAACTGCATTTCGCGGCACAATGGCGGCTCCGTCTTGACACGCCGTACCTGGCCGGGAAGTTGACCAACATCGATTTTGTCTATGACACGGACATGACCCGTGACCCGTATGCGGGCGAAAGCATGTACGCTGACGGTGGCGTGAGCTACCGCACCAGCTAATCGACAATCGTAAAAACA